TCCGCTAAACCTTGTGTACCGATGGCTATTGCTCTTTGTTCTAAACCACCTTTTCTTCCTTTTTCAGTTGAGTAGTTATTAATGTCTACAACCTTGTTAAGTGATCTTACAACCTTTCTAACCTCAGAAAATAATAGTTCGAAATCAAACTTACCAGACTTAATAAAGTTCTTCAAAACCATTGATGATAATGTGCAGATAGCTGTTGTCTTTTCATCTGTATATTGGTAAATCTCATTACATAAATTTGATTGCTTTATTACTCCAATATTTTGGTGATTTGTTTTACTATTAGCGTTGTCTTTAGAACATAAGTAAGGAACACCAGTTTCTACTTGTGATTCAATAACTTTAGTCCATATATCTTGAGCTTTAACCTTTTTACCTAAACCAAGACTAACAGCATTATTATAAACCGTTTCATATTCTTCTCCATAACATTCTTGTAACCCTTTCAATCCTGCCTTTTTAATATCATTAGGACAGAACAAATACCAATCACTATTGTTTTTTACTGCTCTCATAAAGTTGTCAGGTATCCAAAGTGCCGTGAATAAATCACGAGCTCTTAATTCTTCAGCACCTGTGTTCTTTTTAATATCTAACAAATCAAAAATATCCTTATGCCAAGGTTCTATGTATATTGCCGCAGAACCCGGTCTACGACCTTGTTGATTAAAGAATCTTAATGATTCGTTAACAATTTTAAGATATTTTAATAGTCCTCCTGCGTATCCACCGGATGTTGATATTCTACTTTCTTTACTTCTAAGGTTTGACATTGATAAGCCTATACCTGCGGCATCTGATGAGAATGTTGATATATCATTTAACGTGTCTAACAATCCTTGTCTTGAATCTGAATTATTATAATGTAAAACACAAGACGCCAACTGAGGAACTTTGGTTCCGGCATTTATCATTATTGGTGTTGCCTTGGAGATAAGTTGCTCTGACAATGATTTATAATATTCAAATGCGTCTGTTATGTTATTTGTTACCCAAAGAGCCACTCTCATGTACATATGTTGTGGTCTTTCGATTACTTTACCATTTGGTCTTTTCAACAAGTACATTTCTTGTAATGACCTCCAAGCAAAATAATCAAAATTATAATCATTGTCGTGATTAATGATTGCATCAATTGTATCCTCACCGTATTCTTTAATCGTGTCAATTAACTTTTCATTAATAATACCATCTTCGTATAAAGTCATCATAGTTTGTGAAAAACTATCGTTTGTTTCTTTATGGTATGAAGAAATTGCAACTGACGCTGCCAATCTTGAGTAGTCATGATGACTTCCTGTATATGATGCCGCAATTTCATATACCAATTTATCCAACTCTTTTGTTGTAACTTCCCCTTCAGTTGGTACTGATGTGATTACTTTAATGAATATCTCATCTGAGTTTACGTTAAGTCCTTTAGATGATCTCTTTACTCTATTGTAAATCTTTTGTGGATTAAAAGCCACAAGGTCTCCATCTCTTTTAATTATTTTTAATGACATATTATAAAATTTAAAAATCGTCTGTGAATGATATAGTTTCGTTTAATTTTGCTTTTTGGTATTCCATCGTTCTTGATTCAAAGAAATTACCTTTAGTTTCAACTGCAATTTGTTCCATGAATTTGAATGGTTGTTCTACATTAAATTCTTTACTACAACCCATTTTAACTAACAATCCATCAACAACAAACTCCAAATATTGTTTCATTAAGTTTGAGTTCATACCAATTAAAGATACGGGAAGTGATTCAGTAATAAATTCTTTTTCAATTTCCAATGCTGAAAGTAAGATTTCTTTAATTCGTTTTTCAGATGGTCTTTCTTCCAAGTGGTTATTCAACAAGTGAATTGCAAAATCACAGTGTAAGTTTTCATCTTTAAAGATAAGTGAGTTAGCGTTACATAAACCTTGCATGATACCTCTTGATTTCATCCAAAAAATAGAACAGAATGATCCTGAAAAGAAGATACCTTCAACGGCAGCAAACGCCACTAATCTTTCTGCGAATGATGCTTTTTCAATCCATTCTAATGCCCATTTAGCTTTCTTTTGAACCGCAGGTAATCTGTCAATTGCATTGAAGCACTCATCTTTTTCTTTAGCGTTTGAGATATATGTATCAATTAATAATGAATACATTAATGAGTGAATGTTTTCCATCGCCAATTGGATTCCATAGAAAAACTTAGCTTCAGGATATTGAACTTCACGATAGAAGTTTTCAGCCAAGTTTTCATTCACAATACCATCTGAAGCTGCGAAAAATGACAACACGTTCTTAATAAAGAATTTTTCGTTGTCTGTTAAATTTTCCCAATCTCTGATGTCATTTGTTAAATCGACCTCTTCTGCCGTCCAAAATGCGGCTTGGTGTTGTTTGTAATATTCCCATATATCGTTGTGTTCGATAGGGAAGATGACAAATCGACCAGGGTTTTCTGTTAATATTTTTTCCATAATTTTTAATTAATTTAAGATTGTTGTTCTTTTTGCTTTTTCTTTTCTAAAAGCTCTTTGATTCTATTTCTGTTTCTATCTTCTTTTTGTTCTTCTAAACCTAAGAAAGTAACACTTTGTTCTGTATCTATCTCAAGCATCGCGTTGTCGAATTTACAATTTTCAAACACAATACCATCTTTTCCAATTCTTGATTTTGTAATTGCAATGGTTGCCAAGTTCATTTCTTTTTGTTGTAATGATTTAGCAATCGTAATGATTACGTGACCAACTTGAGCTTTTTTAATTGACCCACCCATTTGGTCTGTGGTTACAACATCTGATGAAATCGAATTACGATTTCCTTGTGTTGCCGTCCAACCTGCAATATCCAATTCGTGACACATCGCCTCAAATGCTCTCATAACCGAACCTTCACTTTTCCACTCATCTCCCAACATTTTATCAGGAACCACACAATCAATGTAATCCAAGATAACCATATCTACTTTATTACCCTCAGCTATCATTTTTCTAACCTGATTTTTAATCTGGTTCATAGTGACCGTATCTGAAGGTAACTTTTTCATTATCAACTTGTTTTTTCTTGTAGATTGGATGTGTCTTACTTTTTCAATAACATCTTCTCTATTTTCTGTTAAATCGTCAGGGTGCATTCCAGTCCAAAGTGTAATGTGTTTTCTTTGGATAATTTTGGGGTTGTCTTCAAAAAATATTTGTAAAACATTGTATCCCAAATTGAATGCGTGGTTTGCAATTTTTGTAGTAAATGTAGACTTACCAACCCCAGTAGGTGCTAATATAACACCAATTTCTCCTTTTGCCAAACCTCCACGAAGAAGATTGTCAATGCCGGGGATTCCAATTGGAACTGGGTGTCTATAGTCGTCATCTAAAACCTCATCAAGGTTAAAGAAAACATCGGTTGTTCCTTTATCAACTTCACCAACCTGTAAGGCTCCTCTTACCATCTCTTCTAAGTGGTCGTAACTTTCAAAATCACCCTTATCGATAATTGATTGTGCTTTAGTCATAACCTTCTGTAATTCTTGTTGTTTACAGAATTTTAATGACTTCTCTTGAACAAAGATAGAACCTTCATCAGATACATCTTTTACTTGTTGTAATGTATCCAAAACACTCTTCTGAGCCATTGGAGAAGAGATTTCTGACTTTGTAAGTTGTTCTAAGGTATCAAATGTAGGGGTATGTTCATATTTTGAATAATACTCCTTAATCATTTGACAGATGATACGAAAATATTGGTTATCAAAGTAATGTGGGTCAATAACTTCAAGAATCGAATTTGAGAAATCCTTATATAAAATGATGTTGTTTAATAACTGTATTTGAAAGGTATTCCCTAAGTATCCGAAGCTTTTTTTGTCTGACATATATTATGATTTTTTCTTTTTGTATATGATAAATATGATTAAACTAATGAATAGTTTAGGTAATTGTAAGATAAATTTTTAGCTGAAAAAATGTCAGTAAGATCCCTTAATATGTTTTTTATGGATGGTCGTACATCCAGCGTATATCTTACCTTTGGTGGGTATAGTTTACCATCAATTACATAGTGACAAATTGTCTCATTTCCGACTCTTAAAATAATGTTAAATGTTTCGGGTCCATCTGTATTTGATGTTTCAAGAACCGATTGGTCCTCTTCAATTTGGAATCTATTTTCCAACATGTAAACAGCACATTTGTTTCTAAGTTGTGTTTGCAAATCTTCTCTTAAACCGAACATGTAGTTCATAAGTTCAAGACTCCCTTTGGTTTTTGGGTTATACCCCTTTACGTTGAAGAATCTTTGAACTACAAAGTTGTTGTTCAATGTAATAAGAAATTCAACTTTTGTTACGTCGTTTTGTTCTTTCATAATTTTTAATTTTTGTTTTTGAATTTTGACTTTTCTTTTCTTGTTAACTTTAAAAATGGTTTTAAAAAATAAATCCAACCGTCATTTTGTTTTGGTAGGTACTTAAATAAACCGTCTTCCATCATCATACGAATTAGATTTTTATAACCCCTACCATCAGGGTCTAATGATTCTGAATAATACGCATCAACTAAATCTTTACCTTCTTGATTTACGAGTGGTTCATCTAAATCAATTAGTTTTTTGTTTATTACATAGTACTCTTCACCAAATACACCCTCTTTTGTCTTACCTGATAAAAGGTTTTGTAATGATTTGTTGTCTTTATTTTCTTTGAGGAGTTCCTCGCCTTTTGTTAAAATATCGGGTATTTCTACTACTCTTTCAAGTAGTTCAGGGAAAAACTTAAATAGGGTTTTTTCACCTAAATAAAAAATACCATCAATATTATCGGATGAATCACCAGTGAGGATTTTGATTGTTTTGACATTAAAGTGGGGAACTTCAAAATCACTCATTTTGATAGTGTCCCCCATCTTATAATATCTTTTTGTGGATGGTGAATAGATAGTTACCTTTTCAGAAATTAATTGTGTTAGGTCTCTATCACTTGAGAATATAGTTTTATTCTCATCTTCAGAAATTTTACAGTAGTAAGCAATTAAATCATCAGCCTCTGAATGTTCAACTTCAACTTGTCTAACAAACATCTCTTCAAGATATTGTTTAACTCGTTGCTTCTGACTTTCATAAGAAGCTTGTTTAAACTCATTAGAGTCGTCCTTACGATTTAATTTATACTTAGGGTAGATAATCCTTCTTTGAGATGAATTCGTATCACTGTCCCAAAATACAACAACTTTGTTATAGTTGTTTTCTTCCAAGAACTTTCTTAAAGTATTTAAAAAGTGCCAAATAGCACCAATATGTTGTCCGTTGTGAAAGTAATCTTTCACCCCATGAAAACCAATTTTAATCAAATTGTTTCCATCAACCAATAAGGTTTTTGTCACTTTTTTTGTTTTTAATTGTTACTACTCTACTTCTTCTTTTTCTGCTTTCAAATCGAAGTCACCATCAACTCCGATTATTTCCTTCCAATACTCGGCATATTCTTTTTTGTATTGTTCGATAGATGCCTTTTCTTCGGAAGCTTCTTTTCCTGGTAAAAAACCGTGTGGTGTTACGATAATCTTTCCATCTTCAAAACCAAGTCCGTTAATGTGATTTTTCATAACAGAAACCTTAGTTCTTGATGCAAACTTCACAGTTCTCTTATCTTTAGTTGCGGTAATTTTTGTAGTACCAGCACCTTTTTGATTTCCAAATAAGAATACTAATGAAGAGTTCAACCAAATAGCTTCACCACCTTTTGCTTTAATTTTAGGTTGTCCGAATGGATTGTCAGGTAATTCAACCCAAGGTTGATTAACAATGATTAAGGTGTTTTCATATTTAGAGTCCGCTTTACGTGAACCTGAAATACGTTGGTTAATTCCCATCCCAATCTTGTCAGCTAAAACACTTGCGTTGTGTTGTTTACCTCCTTTACCTTCGTAAGTCATTTTACATGGAACAGAACCAACTGAGTCCCACATAATACATAATGAATAATCTAAATCACCCTTTTCTTGAGCGTCTAATAAATCATTGATGTAATCTGTGATTTGTTCAATATAATCAAAGTTATTATTGAATATATAAAAACCGTCCCACTCTAATTCTCCTGTTTCTGTATCAACAACTTCCTCACATTCAAAACCCATTAACTTAGCGTGGTCAAACGACCATTTTTGTTCAGTGATGATGAATACAGGTAAAATACCTTTCTTCTGAGCATCAACCGCAGTCTTAACTAATGCCGTAGTCTTACCCGTATCTGAATGTCCTAAGAACATATTGATGTGTCCCATCGCGGGGCCAGGTA